GCCGCCGCAATACCAGTCGTCGGGTTTGTACTGGGGCCGGTTGCCGCCGCCGCCGCTTTGGCGGCAGGTATGGCAAACGTCAGGAAAATTGCGCAGTCGCCCGATCCAAAGTTACCCGGAGGAAAAGGGGCCGGCGGTAGTTCATCGGTTCCGAGCGTAACATTAAGTCAACCGGAAGCAAATCTCGCAGTCGACGACATTGTTCAAACGGACGTCGGAATCGGTAGGGACGTAAATATAATTCAAGATCGCACTTCGAGAAATTCTGCCGTGAAAGCGTATGTCGTTGAATCGGAAGTAACGGCTTCGCAAGATTTGGCACGGCAAAGGGAACAGGAAATATCGTTATAATAAAAGACTTGAAGGTATTTTTATACACCCTTGTAACGTATTGGAATACAGGCAATTAAACGATCGCAAATGAACGATATGAACATACAACGCAAGGTAGATCGACGTAAGAATCGTCTTAAAACGACCTTATTCGGGATTATACACAAGCGGTGTTTTTAAGTGTAACAAGTATCGAATAACTTTGTAAAAACAGTTTCGAAAATGAAAATCATTGAATTAAAGTTATCGGAGGACGGAAACGGTGAAGGAATTACCGCAATAAGTTTGGTTAAATATCCGGCAATCGAACAAACGTGGATTTCGTTTTCGGACGATGGGGGTGAAGTTAAACCGAACCCGCATTTCGCTTTCAAAACAATCGACGAGGAAAAAAGAATAGTTGCGGGGCCGGCGATGGTTCCCGATAAATTAATTATTCGTATCGACGATGAAGGCGAAGAATTTTTTGTGTTTTTTACTGCGGAAACAATACGGGTATTATCGGAAAGGTTCTTACTTCAAGGTCGCCAAAATAATATGACGCTCGAACACGAAGTAACAGTCAACGAATTATCGGTAGTCGAATCGTGGATCGTCGAAGATTCTGAAAAGGATAAATCGTCGCTATATGGTTTTGACTTGCCGGTCGGAAGTTGGTTTGTTAAAATCAAAGTTTTGAACGACGAAATTTGGCAACTGGTGAAGGACAAAAGCGTCGAAGGCTTTTCGGTCGAAGGTGTATTCGCAAGGGAAATAATTAAACAAAATAAAAATATGAAAACTGAAAAAAAATCAAAATTAGACGTTTACCTTTCAAAAATCAAAGCGATTTTTAACGAGGAAGAAACACCCGAGGAAGAAAACAAGAACGAAAAGTTCGCTTCCGTTACTGCAATCGGTGCCGATGGCGCCGAAGTTGTTATCACTTTTGAAGGGGAAACCCTCGAACCCGGTCTTACGATCACGCACGAAGTCGACGGCGAAGCGGTTCCAGTTCCGACAGGCGAATATCTTTTGCCCGATGGTATGGTTCTAATCGTTGCCGAGGAAGGTGTTGTCGGTGAAGTAAAACCGGTCGAGGCTGAAACCGAGGAAGAAATGGAAAACGACGCAGGGCTGAAAGGCGAACAAATCGACGCACTTGTAAACGGGATCGCTGAAATAATTGCGAACTTTCAAGTCGAGGTAAAAAAGGAAATCAAGAAAGAAATTGCGATTAATGCGGCAAAACTGCGGGAAGAATTTAATAAACCCGGAGCCGACAACGAAGAAGAAACACCCGAAAAGGCTGAAAAGAAAGCGATCGTTTCCGGGCTGAATAAGTTCGTTGCGGAGGCGCATAAAAAATAGTATTAATCCAAAAAATTAAACAAAATGCCGACAACTTATTCAAATAATAACGAAAGAATTTTCGACAACTTCCAAGAAGTTCTCGACGATTTGACCTTAACCCCGGCAGATTCGGGGAAAGTGCTTTTCCTTAATGCCGCAGGTGGTGGCGACATTACCCTTCCGTCATTGTATGCCGGTGCGAACTTTAAAATTGTAATCGGAGCAACTGCACCGACAACGGCTTGGGCTGTTATCGCCGCAGACGCCGCTACGATTATGGGAAATTTAACCGTGAACGGTGCTTCGGTTCCTGCGGTTACCGAAGATCAAATTAATTTTATCGCAAATACGGCACTTCCGGGCGATCAAATTGATTTAATTTGCGACGGTACGTACTGGTATGTAAACGGTGTTGGAAATGCCGCCGGTTCAATTACTGCGACAACTTAAAATAGTATTCAATCTAAAAAATAAATAAAAAATGGCAACAACTTTAAGCCTTACAACTTCGTACGTCGGCGAGGCCGCAACGGAATTGATTAACAAAATGTTCTTCGGCGCAAAAACTGTCGGAGATGGAAATATCACTATAAAGGACGACGTTAATAAGTCTTACAAGATTCGCCGGCTCGCCGGTACTGGACTTATCGCCGCCCCGACTTGTGATTTCACCACTTCCGGGACTGTAACGATTGACGAACAATCGCTTACCCCCGCACCTTTCGAGGTAAATCTTCAAATGTGTAAAAAAGATTTCAAACACGTTGACTGGCCAAGCGTGCGTATGGGAACCGGTGCAAACCGTCAACTGTCGCAAGATATTGTCGACGCAGTAATTGCCGAGATAATGGGACACGTCGGAAACGAAATCGAAATGTCAATATGGCGAGGCGATACCGCCGGTGCGACTTATACACTTATCGACGGATTCATTAAACTTATGACTGCAAACGTACCCGCAGGAAATAAGACGACCCCTGCCGCCGTTACTGCCGCTTTGGTCGTTGCGCAACTTGGTGCAATGTATACGATCGCCGCCGCTCAACCGTGGTTCGATGCGCCCGATCTTATGTTTTGGGTTGCTCCGAACGTAGCCGCCGCTTATAAACAAGCGTTAGCGAATCAAGGTTTTATGGATCAATACCAAGCGGGCGACAAGCCGTTGAATTATGTCGGTATTCCGATTGCCGTTGCTCCCGGACTGGAAGCGTCGAACATGGCACTTTCGCACAAGTCAAACCTTTATTTCGGCACCGAATCCGTTAGTAATTTCAACGAGGTTATTATCAAAGATATGGCCGAAGTTGACCTTTCCGATAATGTACGTTTCAGGGCTTACGCCACGATGGGCGTACAAGCCGGATGGTATGACGAAATCGTGTTCCACGCAGACGCATAGTATAAACCCAAAGTTAAAGACGAAGGTCGCTAATTCGGCGGCTTTCGCCTTTGATTAAAAACAAAAAAATATGGCTTGTGATTTAACAAACGGGCGGCTATTGGACGAATGTTTAGTAGGACGTGCCGGAATAAAAACCCTGTTTTACGCAAAGTTGAATGACTTTCGTGCGTTAACAGGCGTGACCGAAGTTGGTGGAGAAATTACCGATCTCGGTGCGGTTGCTATTGACGTCTTTCGATTTGAAATGGCCGATAATGTTGGATCGTTTGAGCAAGCGGTAAACGCTTCGCAAGAAAATGGAACGGCTTTCGTTGGTCAAACCTTGACGTTAACCTTATTCAATATTTTACCCGCCGACCTTGCGGATTTGAATAACCTTAAACTCGGACGATGGGTAATTTTTACCCTCGATTTTCAAGGAAAAATGCGAGTGTTCGGTCGTTATAATGGGTGTACTACAAACGGGGGAAGCGACACCTCGGGAACTGCCGCAGGCGACAAGAAAGGGCTCGATTTGACCTTTTATGCGGAAGAAAACGACTACGCTGTTTTCCTTGACGATTATACAACCGTTCCGTTCGATAACTTTGCAAATGTGACCGTAACACCGGCGTATTAATGTTTTACGTTGACAGTTTACAAGCTACGTTCGATATAACCTTAACGCTTGGGGACTGGGACACGGAAAACGTCCCGCCCCTCGCTTTGGGTTTCAATCGGAAGGGGACGAATGAAACAATTTCGGTCGTCGTTGATCCGTTGGACGTTACGGAAGGTGAACGGTATATTATAATTTCAGATTTATTAACAAATATTTTCGAAGGAACTGGCGAATATTATTATTTCGTTTACGATTATACGGTTCCTTCAACACCGGTTGAAATCGAACGAGGTTTATGCGTCGTAACTGCGACACCGATAACGAAAAACACTTATGGAACAGACAAACAACGGGGCGAGTATAAAGGGCACGTCTAAAAATGATCCGACTATTTCGGTGCAAAGTTTTAGCGAGGTCGAATTACCAGTTGCAATCGAAAAGTCTTACGAAAATTTCGTGACTTATGGCGAAGATAATTTATTTCCGCAATCACTTATTAATGCGTGGTTGCAATCGCCCGTTCATAATGCTTTAACGACCGGAATTATTCAAATGATTGCCGGCGAAGGTGTTACGTTCGATATACCAATTATCGAGGTCGAAGTATTCCGTAAAAGGGTAAACAGAAACGGGGAAACACTCGACGACTTGATTAACAAAACGGCGTTCGATTTATACCTTCACGGATATTACGGATGGACGATAATTTGGAATAAGGCACGTACGGCGATTGCGGAGATTTATCATACGCCCGGTGAACAGATTCGAAGCGGAAAGGTTAACGACGAAACAAATCGTGTCGAAGAATATTACGTTTCGTGGGACTGGTCAAACTACCGGAAAAAGAAATTTGAACCGCAAAGAATCAAGGCGTACGATCCGGCAGATCGGAGCGAGGCGAAACAAATGATTTTCGTAAAGCAATACCGCCCGAATCAATATTATTATTCGACCCCTTCGTATATCGGTGGCATGAACTGGATTTTACTCGATAATCGGATCGGTGAATTTCATTTAAACAATATTGAAAACGGATTTTTTCCAAGTTCCGTCGTTCAGTTTTTCAACGGTGAACCGCCGCAAGAAGAAAAACGGGCTATCGAACAGAATTTTATGAACAAATTTACGGGCAAGAAACAGGCGAAAATCGTATTTGTTTATAATAACAATCTCGAACAAAAAGTTGACTTTCAAACATACGAACCGGCAGGGATCGAGAAGCGTTTTAAAGATTTAATGCCGGAAGTTTCAAAAAATATTATGATCGCACACCGAGTTCCGTCGCCTCTTTTATTTGGTATTCGTGACGGTGGCGGTTTAGGGAACAACGCCGAAGAACTTGAATCGAGTTCGTTACTTATGAATAAAATGGTCGTTATCCCGATGCAAAATATAATCCTTCAAACACTCGGAATCGTTTTTAATGTAAACGGATGGGACGTTGAGGCAACACTCGAAACCCTGCAACCGGGACAATGGCTCGAAGGAAAGGATAAGGATGCGGAAGCGTCAACGGATGACGAAGATAATTTTTCGAGAGCCGGGAAACACCTTATCCCGGACGAACTTGTCGGAACAATTCTTAAACACTTAAAAGAAAAAGGCGAAAGCCGTGAAAGACTGGAAGCGGACGGATATGTTCTCGTACAAATTGACGATATGTTAACCGCCGCCGGCATCCGAATGAAGTTGAAACCCGATACGTTCAGCGATATTTCAAGCGATCCGGAGGCTCCGAGTTATATTGACGCAGGGCTTTATAAAATTCGATACGAATACAGGGGACCGAGGGACGAAAAAAACCGAGATTTTTGCGGTGCGGTTCTCGATATGAATCTTATTTATCGCAAGGAAGATATTGATACGATGACGAGTAACGTAGCGAATCCGGAGTTCGGTATGTATTCAATTTGGGATTATAAAGGATCGTACGGGTGTCGGCATAAATGGCATCGACTGGTATTTTTCCGTAAAAGGGAACGAGGGCGATTCCTTCCGAACGAGGGACTTGAAAACGACGAACTTGTTTCACCCGGAAACGCCCCTGCCGAGGTAATCCCGGACGATCAAAAGGCAACGACAGTAAATAAAGACTTGTAAACATGGCACGAAACGAAGCGTTAATAATTTCCGAAGAACTGTTTAAAGCGTTGGCACCCGTTACTGGCGATTTGGACTGGTCGTATATTTGGCCGCATATTCTTGCGACGCAAGATAAATGGATTCAACCGACACTCG